CTATTTTTTGGCTTGGTAAAACTGGTATAGTTTGCGCAGGGCTTCGGGGCGGGAGCCGCCGATTTCTTCCAGCATGGTTTTGAAATTGTTGATGGTTTCAGAATCTGCGCGGATGAGGATTTGGGCGAGTTCGCCGCGCTCGAGTTTTTCACGCTGCCATTTGGCGGTTGTGGCTTTACGGAGGGCTTTGCTGTGTTTGGTGTTGGCGTTTGACATGGTTTTTTCTTTCGGGTAAAGTGATTGCAGAAAGGTGGTTGGGAATGGGCGGCGTTGCCGCCGCCCTTTGGTTAATCACACAGTTTTATTAGTAGGCTGGGTAGCTGATTACTAGTAAAACCACCAAGATTAGGAATCTTATCATCTTCATCACCTCCTTTCTTTTTCGGATTTCCCGCTGTTCCCGCAGCGGGATTTCTTTATTCCTAATCGTTGACTTATATTATAGGATAACCTATAATATAAGTCAAGCGGTTTCTTCAATTTTTTTGCAAAAAGTATCCGATTTTGCAACAAAAAAACAGGCTGCGCTTGCAGTCTGTTTGTGCTTTTCAACCTCCTTCAGGCGGCGCGGGAAGCGGTTGCCAGTGTGTAATATCCGAATACATAAAACCATACCACTTTTGCTCTTCTTTAGGTTTTTCGCGGTCATAACATAATCTGATTTTATCCACACATTGAACTAATTTGCCTCTCCAGTTTCTGCACACTAAAACAAATTCATCAATTTCAGGCAGCCTATCCTCCACGCTTATCCATTCGGGTTGAGCTGCTTTGGCTTGCCAGCCTTCCCATTTGTACTGCGTGCCGAGGCGGCTGTATTCGTTGCCTACTCGTTCCGTTTGCGGGTTGGTTGGATATAGCTCGTCCATCCACGCCTCAAACGCCAGGCGCTCTTGTTCGATTTTTTCGGGTGTCATGCTTGCTCCTTGATTTGGTTTACTTGCTCGATACGCTCGCCTATCCAGCGCATCACCGGCACGGCCATGCTGTTGCCGATGGCTTTGTAACGCGGCCCGTCCGGGCAGACGGCGGCTGGTTTGCCACGCCAAGGTATTTGCGTGTGCCCGGCGGGAAAGCCCTGCAGGCGCTCGCACTCGTGGGGAGTGAGGCGGCGCACCTGCGCGCCATCGGATACGGCATGACGGTCGGTGGCGGTTAGGGTGTAGCAGATGCCGCTGTCGTCTGCACCTACGCCGTTTCCGCCGTTGTGGTGCTGCCTGTCGATGATGTTTCCTGCAATGCAAACAACGTTGGTGTTGCCCCTGCCTTGGCAGTCGAGTGCAAACGCTTGATCGGAGGCGCATGGGTCTTGCTGCCCGTGCACCATCAGCAGGGTTTCACTGCCGCCAGCTAGGGCGCCGCCGCTGGCTTTCAGCGTTCCGGCGCTGTCGGATTGGCGATACGCGCCAAAGCTGCCTTCAATAAAGGCGGCAGGGTTTTCTTGCGTAGTTCCGCCCGCTGGAGGATGCCGTTGCAGGCTTTGGCGCTCAAATAATACCGCTGCGGCACGTTGCCAGCCTCCAATATGGCTGACAACGAAGACGCGGCGGCGCCGCTGCGGGACTCCGAAGTATCGAGCGTCAAGAATGCGGTAGGCGAACCCATACCCGAGTTCCGCCAACCCGTTGAGGAAGGAGGAAAAATCGCGCCCTCGATTTGACGACAAAACGCCGGGGACGTTTTCCCATACCAGCCAGCGGGGGCGGTATCGGTTAGCAATGGCAAGATAGGTAAGCATGAGGTTGCCACGCGGATCTGCCAGTCCTTTTCGCAATCCGGCAACGCTGAAGGACTGGCAGGGGGTTCCGCCGACAAGAAGGTCAATTGGGTCATTCGGCCACTCTTTAAATTTGGACATGTCGCCGCGATTGGGGATGTGCGGCCAGTGGTGTTTTAAAACGGCGGCGGGGAACGGCTCGATTTCGGCAAACCATGCGGGCTGCCAGCCCAAGGGTTCCCACGCCACGGATGCGGCTTCGATGCCGCTGCACAGGCTGCCGTAGCGCATTTCAGGTAGCCTTTTCAAAAATCTGATAGCGACCGTCAGGCAGGCGTTCGGCTTCTCCGCGCGCTTGTTCCAGCAATTGGCGCGGCAACGGCATCCAGTAGGCTACGGCGTATTCGGCGGGGCTGGCAGGGTAGTTGATCCAATCTTTGGTTTGCGGGTCGATGGCGTCGATGTCGCAATAATCTTGCTCCTCGCCCACCACTAAAATAGCTACGGGTTTTTCGGCTTCGGGCAACTTTTCGGTGGGGGCAATCCACGGTGTTTTTGGCACTATCTCAAGATTTTTCGCTGGGATTAGATATGAGTAGTATTCGCTGGCAATACGGCACAGCCGTCCGCCTTTTTGCACCACAAACAAGTTGCGGGCTTCTTTTTCCGGGGCATTGTCGGCGTTTTTAAAGCGTACTAGGTCGCCAAAGGCAAATTGCTGATAATCCATTTTTAATCCTGATTGTGCATTTTCATCCATGTTTCGGCAGCCTGTTCGCGGCTGGATTCCAGCCAGGCGGCGAGGTCGGAAACGTTTACAAAAAAAGTCGTTTTTTGGGATTTGTCCGCCTGAAAAACCGGGAAAGGCAAGGTTTGCACTTTGGCACGGCGGCGGGCTACCTCTATGCTCAGGTGCGGCATAAAGTCGGCGCAGGCGGTTTCGAGGGAGATAACCGGGGCGCGGTAGCGCAGGGCGAGCATAAAGCCGGTATCAATGGTTGGGTCCACGTTGCAGCTCCTGTATTTTCTGTTCCCGTCGTGCGAGGGCGGCGGGGCTGATGGCTTGGTATTTGTTGCAAGCCGGGGTTTTGTAGGGGAGTGAGTTGTATTCTTTTCCGAGTGCGCAGGGGGCGAGTTTGTGGCGCAGCATGGCGGTGGGCTTTTGTTCGCCGTGGCGGTCGGGCTTGGCGGTTTGCCAGTGGCGGCAGGTTAGGCAGGTTTTATCCATCATCATTCGCCACGGTAGCGATACTGTATTGTGCGGGCTACCGGCAGGCGGTGTTGCGCTTTGGCGCGGATGTCGGCATCAGCGGCGTAGAGGCTCTCAACGTAGGCTTGGATTTGCTCGGTATCGCTCTGTTTAAAGGTTTTTTCTGACACCACCTCGATTTCGCCGGGGCGTGGCTGGCGGTTGCTCCAGCTGTGTGGGGCGTTTTCGGCAGGCAGGTAGCCCATGAGCTCGGCTTGGATGGTTACGGTGTTTTCGTGGTTGTTGTAGAGATAGCGCAGATTCATACTGCCTCCATATGGATAAAGCGCTGGATAAATGCCACCACCTGCTGCGCCTCTTCGCGGGTGAGCGTGAGTTCGCTGCGGATGCCGTGGCTGCGGCTGATGGTAAAACTGCCGTCGGAAAATCCGCCGATTTTCAGGCTGCGCTCGCTGATTGGCTGTTCGCCAGCGTTGGCTTTGATGGGTAAAAACGGTACGGCCACGGTGTCGCCTTCACTTAGTAGCTCGGCGGCGCGGGTGGGTGGTTCTGCTTGCACGGCCTGCGGCGGCGGTTCCGGCTGCGGTACTGGTTGCCGTGCTGGTTCGGGTTTGGTTTTGGGTTTGGGCCCGGGCTTTTTGCGCGGTTGCGGTTTCAGGCTGCCTGCTTGTGCGGCATCGCGGTATCTTGAGCGCCCGCCGATGATTTCGCACTCGACCGCGCCGATTTGTTCCATTCGGTATAAAACATCAATAGCATCCGCGCCTAAGCCGGTGCTTTTGGCGATGCTGGCAACGCTGTACCAATTCCCATCCGACAGCAATTCCGCCACTTTTTGTTGTGCGACCAAGCCTGCTTTGGTGGTCATGGCTGCTCTCCTGCGGGCTCGTACACCACGCCGCGCATGATTTCGTAGTCGGTCATTTCTTCGTACTGTTTGGCCGCCGCTGCGGCGGCGGCTTCGGCCTGCAGGTCTTTTGCGGCGATGATTTCGGCGCTGGTGGGCTCGCTGGCGGTGTTTTGCGCGGCGGGCTGCAAATAGGGATCGTGCGCGTCGATATTGGGCACGGCGGCCAGCGCGGTTGCGGCGATGGTGGCGAAAATCAGTTTGAAGATGATGGGTTTCATAATTCGGTCTCTCTTTTCAGGTAGCCTGAAAATGGTTTGGTGCAGGTCTCCGGCTCCATTGTGGTGCGTCGAAAGGCGGTCTTTGCTTTTTCCGTGACCTGCTGCCGCCGTTTGCCCACCTGCGGCTGGGGCATGGGTGCCACCACATGATTAAAATAGGATGCAGGCGGCCTGAAACAGCACGATGGCCTGCGTGATAAAGGCTAGGGTGATTAGGGTAAGTTGTACGGTGGTTTCGTTCATTTCTCGCTCCTCGGCATGGGGCAGGCGGCTGTGATGTGCGGTTAAAGGAAAGACCGCTCCGCCGGTGTTGGCGGCAACCGCCTGCCCGATGCCGCCTGAATCAGGCGGCGGGAAGGTTTAGGCCGGCTTGCCGTTATAAATCGGCAGTTCGGGCAGGGCTTCGCGCAGGGCTTTGGCGATGTCTTGGGTGGCCAGCTCCATTACGCGGTGCAGCTGTTGCAGCTCGTACCACAGGATCAGGCCGCCGTTGTTTTTGTCGATCCTGAATTTGAGCAGTGCCTCGACAAAGTAGGTTTTGCCGCCCAAAAACGGGGTAAAGGCCACGCCGAATTTTTCAAAGGCTTTGAGGGTGGTGTCGGTTTTGCCGGCGTCCTCGCTCTGGAACACAAAATTCATGCGGCCGTCTTGCTCGCGGTAGCCTTGCTTAAAGGTAGTTTTCTCGGTGTATTCGAGGTTTAAGGCAAAGTCCAACACTTCGGAGCCGGTGGGGTATTTGGCTTCCGGGTCATCCGGGTTGGAGCTCACGATGTCGCGTGCGTTGTTGGTGAGTACGCCGGCAAACTGGATTTGGTTCAGTTTTTCGCCGTTGTAGCGTTTCCACTCGCTGGCGGCCGGCGTGAATACCGGTTGGTAGTCGATGCCAAAATCCTTAAAGCCGCTGGCTTCGGCGGTATCGCCGTTGAGCACGGCGCGGATGCCGATGTCGCCGCGCAGGAAATCAGCGTCAATGTAGATTTCCGTGCCTGCTGTTTGGTGTTTTTTGACGTAGGCGATCAGGCTGTCTAGGTCGTGGGCGGTGGCGAAGCCTTTTTTGCGGGCAGGTTCGGCGCGGGTGTTGCTGTAGGTGTCGTAGTGCCACCCGCCGTTTTCGCCCGGGGTAAATACTACCGGCGTGCCGTCCGGCATGGCGGCGATAAAGGGTTTTTGTGCCGCGTCCAGTGCGGTGCGGATGATGTCGTTTTGGTTTTCCATAGTAGGATTTCCTGTTTTAGGTGGGTTGGTAAATGGCACTTATTTGGTGCCGTTGAGTTTCATCACTTTAGATTCGCCCGTGCCCTGCAGGTCAAGCTTGGCTTGGGCGGGGTCTTCGGTGGTGAGGTTGCCTTCTGGGGTGGCAAATACGATGCCGCCCTCACGTTTTTCTTTCGGCAGCTTGCTGGCGATGTCGTGGCTGATGCGCACGGTGCCGTCTTTGATGTTTTGCGAATCAATCGTCAGCTTGAGCGTGACCGTGGCGCGTTTGCCGTGCGACAGGCAGGCGGCGACGGCGGCGCTGATGGCTTCGCCCAGCTCGGTATCGAGCAGGCCGCTGTTGATGGCGCGCAGCATCTTGGTGGCGGGGATGATTTTTTTATCTTGGTTCATGATTTATCTCCATATGAGAGGGTTAGGCGGCGGGATTGCCGGATTGCTTGATTAGGCCGTCAAGCCATTCTTTGGCGTTTTCGATAACGGCCGGCCGGGTGTGCTCGGTAAAGTCGTTGCAGCAGATTACGTGGCAGCTGTAGTTGTGGTTGCCGTCTTCCGGGTAGCGCGGCCAGAGTGCCTCAAGGGTGAGTTCGCATCGCCCGGCGTTGTAGCGTACGTCCACATCGAGGCAGTGGCTGGCCTGCACTTCGATGGCGAGGTCTAGCAGGCTGCCCCAGCGGGTTGTTGGTGCGGCGTCCGGCGTGTTGCTTGGCTCGATGCGCACGGCTTCGGCGATGTAGGCGTTCGGCCAGCGGCGTTTGATGACGTCGAGGGCGGCGGCTTTGTGATCGGTGGTGATGCTGCTGCCGGTTTCGATGCTGCAGCTGCCGTCTTGGTATTCGGTAAGGGTGGCGGCTTGTACGTCTTCGGTGCTGTGGCTGGGCAGCATGACGGGGTAGGTTTTCATGGGTTTCCTTTGGTGGGTTCGTTGTCGATTTCCAGCGCGGTAAGTAGCTGTTTGACTATTTTTAGGGTGTCGCTCGGCCCTAATACGATTTCTCGGCTGCGAATATTCAGGCTGACTATTCCGGCGGGCTGCACATCTATTTCGATGTGCAACGGGGCGGTGGTTAGTAGCCTGGCCAGCAGCTCGGATGCCTTGCTGGGCTTCGCGGGTGAGTTGGTGACGGATGGCATTTGATTTGCTCCATGTGTTGTTGATTTGTTGGAGCACATATTAGCAAATTGCTATAGATTAAGTAAATAGCAAAATGCACTATTTTTGCATATTTTTGCTATTTTATTGATATATAAGATAATTATTTTGATAAAAAAATCCCGCAATCCGTGGTAGATTGCGGGATTCTTTATATTTTGATTACAGACTTATGATTTCTAATGGTAAAACTGCTACAAATTTAGAGATAATGACAAATTCCCCTTCATGCTCAGGATTGATTTCAAATGGGTCGTATAGTGGGTTGTCAGATTTAGCAATCATTTTGCCGGGCAGCTTCTGCAGCCGTTTCATATAACAGCCATCCCGATAATAAAAGGCGTAAATGCCGTCGCCGTCAAAATAGTTGATGTGTGTATCGACAAATGCTAGCCCTTTTTGCGGCAGGGTTGGCTCCATTGAATCGCCGCTGATGCCAACAATATCTAAATGTTCCACATCATGCCGTCCGAACAGCTTTATTACTTGATTGGTTGGAATTTCTAGTGTTCTGATAACTTCGGGGAAATCTGCATTTACCACGCCTTCGCCACAAGATACCAGAATTTCTTTATGGCGGAATGTGATGCTATCCCCTGCTGTAGGCTCTTCCTCTTCTATTTCGCCAAGCGGACGATCAAGCCAACCTGTCGGCTTGTTCACTCGTTTTTCAATTTCGCGGGCAGTAGTGTTCCGCAAAGAGCGCGGCGTACCGGTTACGCTGGGCGTACCGTTAATCCATTGCCATATTTGGGTTGGGCTCTTATCAATTTTCCGCGCCAGCTCCGCTTGAGAGCCGTATTCCTGTACCAGCATATTCAAGCGTTCTCTGCGGATTTCTTCAATCGATTTCATGCTGCACACTCCTTTTCCCTAAATCATAGCAAAACGCTATATGAATAAAATATGCAATTTGCTATTGACTTGTAAATAGCAAATTGCTAGCATATTGCTATTGATAAAGGAATGGCGATGACAATTACAGAATTTTTGGAAGCACGACAAATGACGGTAAACGCGTTTTCCCGTTTGCTTGGCTGCCATCAGCCGGATTTGACCCGTTGGGCTAAAGGTACGCGCCCAGTGCCCGCGCATTGGTGTGTGGCTATTGAGCAAAAAACAGATGGGGCGGTTACTCGGAAAGAACTGCGCCCGCACGATTACGCACAGATTTGGCCGGAACTGGCCGCCTAACCGGAGATACCCATGAATACCCAAATTGTGATTGCCAACCGAGTGATTCGCCGTCACGGCGATTTGTATTGCCTGAACGACCTGCATAAAGCCAGCGGCGGCGAAAAGCGCCACCGCCCTAGTTATTGGCTGGCATTGAAACAAACTTCTGAAATTATTGAAGAATTAAATAAGGAAGCAGCCAAGGCCGAGATTACGGCCTTGAAACAAAATCAACAGGTTATCCAATCCATTCACGGCGGCAAACAACACGGCACTTTCGCTTGCAAAGAATTGGTGTACGCCTACGCCGCCTGGATTTCACCGCAGTTCTTTCTGCAAGTGTTGCGCACTTACGATGCGGCAATTTCCGGCAGCCTGCCGCAGGGGCAGGGCTGGCGTCCGCCGCTGTTGCCGTTGCGCCCGCCGCGCGATTACGCCACCGCCTGTGCCTTGGCGGATGAGACGCTGCGCGAGGTGAATGCGCTGAATATGCGGGTGGCGAAGGTGGAGCATTGGCTCACTTATTGGCGCGACGTGTTTATTGAAGACGCGCTGGCCGGAACGCTGCCGGAATAGTTTCCTCTTTCTTCGGCACTCCTTCCCTTGTGCCGGGGTTTTCGGCGGTTTCCTGCTTCCCTTTGCCGCCGTTTTTTATACCGCCTGCCGCTGTTTAAGCAGGGGCAGGCTCTTTATACGCCTTTTTCAGGCTACCTGAAAGCTGTGTTATGAGCCAATCTATTGATTTTGCCACTATTTCAAGCGCCGCCTTGGGCACTGTGGACAACCTGCTGGCGGAATGGCTGCCTTCCGGCCGCTATGACGGGCATGAGTTTGTGGCGCTCAATCCTACGCGCGCGGATAAAAAGCTGGGCAGTTTCCGCATCAACACCCGCACTGGGGCATGGGCGGATTTTGCCACGGGCGACAAGGGCGGGGATTTAATCGACTTGTATGCCTACCTCTACAGCTGCAACCCGGCGCAGGCGGCGCGGGCGATTGCCGAGCGTTTGAGCCTGGGCAATTTTGCGCCGGTGCAAAAGGTGGCACTGGATGGCGGCAGCGCGGCCAAACCGGGCAAAAACGCGCGCTGGCAGCCGATTGTGCCCGTGCCGCCCTATGCCCTAAAAACTATGAATTTCCGCCATTCGTTCCGCCAAGGCGAGCGGGCGGAGCCGGTGTTTACGTCGGTGTTCCGCGATGCGGCGGGGCAGGTGCTCGGCGCGGTGGCGCGGTTTATCAAATCTGACGGCAGCAAAATCGACCTGCCCTACACGTTTTGCGAAAATTTGGACACCCACGAAAAAATGTGGCGCTGGCGCGGCTGGCAGGGTTTGCGCCCGTTGTACGGTTTGGACGCGCTGGCGACCGACCCGGCGCAGCCGGTGCTGGTGGTGGAAGGCGAAAAGTGCAAAAACGCGGCGGATGCGGCGCAGCTGGGCTATGCGGTGATTACTTGGCACGGCGGCGCGGGCAACTGGGACAAGACGGATTGGGCGGCGGTGCAAAACCGGCGTGTCATCTTGTGGCCGGACTGCGATTCGCAGCGCGAAAAATTAACTGCCGCCGAGCGCAAGGCGGGCGCGGATGCGGAAAGCAAGCCGTATCTGGACAAATACGCGCAGCCGGGTATAGCGGCGATGCTGGGTATTGCCGAGCGGCTGACGGCGCAGGGCTGCAAGGTGGCGTTTGTGCGCACGCCTGAGCCGGGTGTGTGGCCGGCGGGCTACGATATTGCCGATGCGCTGGCCGACCGCGGGCAGATTATCGATGCGTTGGCGGCATTGAGCTGGCAGCATTTGGCGGATTACACCGCCGAATATGCCGAGGTGTTGGCGGCGGCGCAGGCTTCGGGCTGCCTGAAACAGGCTGCCCCGCCTCCCGCACCCGCCACGGAGGGCGAGTCGCCGGAAGGTGAGGCACGCGAAAACACGGGGGGCGGCGGGGAAAATATGCTAGAAACGCCGGAAGGCGAAAGCCGCTATCAGGAAAACTTTGACCGGCTGAAACGGGAGTTTGCCCTCATCGAGGGCAAGAGCCGCGCGGTGAGCCGGAAAACGGGCGTGGAATACAGCCGCAAGGCGCTGACCGACCACTTTTGCAAAAAATCGGTGGACAGCTGGTATAACTGTGGCCGCGCCCCGGTAATGACCCAATATGAGGTCAACAAGCTCAAGCGCGACCGGGCGGCGTTTCAGGTAGCCCAAGACGACGACTTAAAGGATATGATGGCACGCTATGTGTACCTCGACGGCAGCTCCAGCATTTGGGACAACAAACTGTGGCGCATGATTGACCAAGGCTCGGCCAAGTTGGCGATGGGCAGCCAGTTTAAGATTTGGCAAGACAGCCCGGCGCGCATTGTGAAACGCTTTGACCGCGTGGTGTTTGAGCCGGGGCGGGAAATGTCGGACGAGTACATCAATATCTATCGCGGGCTGCCGCTGGCAGACAAGGTGCAGTTTCCGCGCCCGCGTGAGGAAATGCCGACTTGGTGGCTGGATGTGTTGGATTTGTACCCGGGCTGCCGCGCCATCCAAAAGCTGATTGCGCATTTGTGCAACCATGATTTGCAGATGATGGAGTTTGTGTATAACTGGCTGGCTTATCCGCTGCAGCACCCCGGCGCGAAGCTGACTACTTCGCTGGTGATGCACGGCGATGTGCACGGCGCGGGCAAATCCTTGCTGTTTGAAGAGATTATCAAGCCGATGTACGGCGATTATGCCGCCACGCTGGGGCAGTCGGATTTGGAGAGCAACTATACGGGCAACCGCTCGGGCAAGCTGTTTATTGTCTTCGAGGAAATTTTTAATCCCAAACAAAAGTATGATCAATCCGGCGCAATGAAGCACATGGTTACCGGCAAAACGATGCGCATCGAGCGCAAGTTTGTGGATAGCTACGAAGAGGCCAACCACATCAATTGCGTGTTTCTCTCCAATGAGGAGCAGCCGTTTAAAATCGAAGAGAACGACCGGCGCTACTTTGTGATTTGGCCGAAAACCAAACTGCCGGAGAGCCTGCGCCTGGAATTGACCGAAGAGCTTGGCGCGGATGGCGTGTTGCAGTTTTTTATGCTACTGTTATCCCTCCCGCTCACCATCAACTACCGGCGGGTAGATAGCGACGACCCCGCGCAGCCGGACGCCTATGAGGTGATCGAAGAGGGCGGCCCGCGCTTCGACCCGCACACCAAACCGCCGATGACGGAGGCTAAGTCCAACGTGATTAATTATGGTCGGTATGGGTGGCAGACGTTTTATATGGAGTGGGAGCGCGGCGAAATCGAAAATGTCCCCTACTGCGCTGCGATTACCGGCGATGTGTGGGATTTGTATTTGTGGTGGTGCACCAAAAACAACGAGCGGCAGATTTCCAAATCGAAATTCCTGCAGCACATTGCCAGCAAGATGCCAAGGGCGCGGCGGTGGTGGCGTTTGCCCAACAGCCCGCGCCCGGAAGAAAAGATGCAGGATAATATCTTCCTCCCGCCCGGCACCCGCCCGCCGCAGGGCACGCCGGAAATGGACTTTATCGGCCCGCAGGTGCTTAGATTCCAGCAGGCCGTGCAAGACCTGCGAAACCCGAAAGGCTACTAAACGCTGCACAACTGCACAAAAATGCACTTTTGCCCCTCCCCGCAAATCCACGCTGGGCGGGGCTTTGTGCACTTTGTGCAGTATGTGCAGCGTTTTTTCGCGCACGCGTACGCGCGTTATATATAAGCGTATTCCCTCCTGTTTCCCCGCCTTTTTATTTTTTTTCTCCATGCGTGTGAAAATATACTGCATATACTGCACAAAGTGCACAAATGCCCGCCAGATAGGGCTTTCAGCGGTTTTTAAAACTGCATAAATATGCACTTTGTGCAATACAGCGGAAACTGGGGATTTTTACCACTTTATCTGTTGTTTTATCGCGATTTTTAGTAAAATAGCGGCACAATAAAAAAGCGGCAGAGGGCTGCCGCGTAAGAGGTAACAAAAGGGGCATGGGTATCATGCTGTGTTTGATTTTTCCGAGGATGTAAAAGATGCGCTGATGCGCGAATGGGCAGCTTGGCGACGTTGGACTGTGCAGGTTGGGCCAAATGGCTACAAGCCGAGTTCTTTAAACCTTTTGATGTCCGGCAGCCTGCCGGGCGGTGGCGGCTTCCACTCGGTGGTGCTTTCCTATGGCTCGGATGTGGATGCGGTGTTTGCGGCGATTGACTACGCAGTGAACCGGCTGCCGATGATTCCCAAGCAGGTGGTGCGCCGATATTACCAGCAGTCGGGCACAGTGGATCAGATGGCGGCTGATTTGGGCGTGTCGCGGCGAACTATGTATAAGCTGCTTGATTCGGCTGTTAACTCTGTGTTTGCTGATGCGCGGTTAAAAAAGATGTTAAAAGCCGCTTGACAGTTTATGTAAACTGCGCGTAGCATAACGTGCAAGCATGGGTTAAGTTGTATATAGCCCATGTCTTGATACAATTAATTAGGCGAGTATACCAAACCGTCCGGTGTAAAAAACCGGGCGGTTTGGTTTTGGTGGTTGATATGGGACGACTTAAAAAGGCGGCTGTCCGGCTAAAACCCGGAACCAGTCGCATTTCCATTCCTGCAGGTATATCTGGCTCGGCACGGCGTGCCAAAGGCAGTAGCAGCACCGCGCGCGGATATGGCTACCGCTGGCAAAAGGCGCGCCTGCACTATCTGGCTGAGCATCCGCTATGTGTAATGTGTACTACTGATGGCAAGACTGTACCAGCCACGGTGGTCGATCACATCAAACCGCACGGTGGGAATGATACTTTGTTTTGGGATAGCACAAACTGGCAGCCGCTTTGCAAGCATTGCCACGACAGCCGAAAACAGAAACAAGAGCGGCAAGGTGGCCGGTTTATGGGCAGGGGGGTATAAAACTCTACAGCCCTCGCCGCCCTAGACCGCCCGCCCCCTCACGCGCATTTTTTAGTGTGTTTTGGGTGGGTTTGTTAATGCTTTAGCGTTAAAGGCTTGTTTACTATTTTTATATATTGTTTTTAAAGGTTTTTTATGGCTTTGGTTGGGAAAAAACGTAGCTTTGCGGAAGCTATTGTTGCCGCCAAGCCGGAGAGAATATCGAATCGGGCAGCGGCGTTGGAAATCGGCTGCAGTGAGAAGTGTGCGGCGGCTTCTGGGTCGCGCTGGGCGAAGGACGCGGATGTGCGCGCCTTTATCGCTTCCTGCTGGCCGGAATACTACAGCCCGCCGCAAGGGGAAAAACAGAATAGAACGGCAATCCAGAACGGGTTGCCGTTTTTTTGTGCCGATGATGTGGCCGCTTGGCTGCGCTATGCCAAGCCGGAAGAGTTGCAGGTGGTGGCAGAGGCGGTGCTGGCGGCGATGCCGGCGGCTTGGGGCATCACTGCGCCGAAAATCAAGGCGTGGTTGGCGCAGGCGGATACGGCAGACGCGCTGTTTTGCGAACTTGTGCAGGTGTTTTGCCGCCGGTTGGGGGCAACTACCGAGCCCCTGCAATATTGGGACAGCGTGCTGATCAACCCGCACGCCTCGCACAAAGAAAAACAGGCGGCAGCGGAAGCTAAGGCGAAATACACGATGGCCAAACCTGCCGCACAAAACAAGAAGGAAGCCGAACTGGAGCAGGCGCAGCGCTTGCGCTACGCTCGCCGCCCAACCGATGGCGGCGCTCCGCTGTTTGAAACGGGCGACGGGCCCGGCGAAGAGGCGGGCGGACAAGCCGCGCCGTTTAAAGGACGGGTGCCGGTATGGACGAATTAAAGTGGACAACCGCCCTACCGGACTGGGAGCGGCGCATTATGGCCGGCGAAAGCCTGGTGCCGGTGCGGCCGCTATATCCGGAAATGGCGAACCGAGCTGTGCAGTTTTTTGCCTCGCTGGTATTGCGGGATGTGCTAGGGCGGCCGCGTATCGGCGATGTAACCCGGCCGTGGGTGTATGACTTCGTGGGCGCGATTTTCGGCGCACATCACCCGACAACCTATCGGCGCGAAATCAACGATTTTTTCCTGTTGATTTCCAAGAAGAACGGCAAATCCACCATTGCCGCCGCCATTATGCTGACGGCAATGGATTTGGATGAGCGCGAAAGCTCGGAATATTTGATTTTGGCGCCGACTAAGGAGGTAGCAGATAACAGCTTCAAGCCGGCGTGGGACATGATCCGTTCCGACCCAGCGCTGACCGCTACCTACCACATCCAGCCGCACACGCGCACCATCACCAACCGGGTAACCCGTGCCACGCTGAAAGTGGTGGCGGCGGATGATAAAACCGTAGGCGGTTCGAAGGCGACGGGGATTTTGATTGACGAGCTGCACTTGTTCGGCAAGGTGGCCAATGCCGAATCCGTCATCACCGAAGCCACAGGCGGCTTGCTGTCGCGTATCGACGGCTTTGTGATCAAACTCTCGACCCAATCCACCGAGCCGCCGGCCGGGGTATTTAAGGCGGAGCTGGATTTGGCGCGTGATGTGCGCGACGGTAAGGTGGTAAACCCCAATTATCTACCGGTGCTGTACGAATTTCCGCGCGCCATGCTGGACAGCAAGGCTTACGAAAACCCAGACAATTTCCACATCACCAACCCGAATCTCGGAGCCAGCGTGGACGTGCGCACCCTGCTGACGCTGAAACAGAAGGCGGAAGCCAAGGGCGGCGAGGCGATTGCCGAGTTTTACGCCAAGCACCTGAATGTGGAAATCGGGCTGAACCTGCGCAACGACCGCTGGGTGGGTGCGGATTTCTGGGAGAAGCAGGCACGGCCGGAAATGGCCGGGCTGCCATACCTGCTAGCAAATTGCGATGTGGTAACGGCCGGCATCGACGGCGGCGGCATGGACGACCTGTTGGGCTTCGTGTTGCTGGGGCGGCTGAAGGCCGACCCGGAAAGCTGGCTGGTTTGGAGCCGGGCATGGGTAAACCGGGTGGTATTGGAGCGGCGCAAGCAAATTGCGCCGCTTTTGCTTGATTTCGAGCGGCAGGGCGATTTGCAGATTGTGGACGAATTCGGCCAAGAATACGAACAAATGGCCGAGCTGATTGCCGAAGTGCGCGATTGCGGGCAGCTCGGCGGCATCGGCATTGACCCGGCACGCAACAGCGTGATTTTGGATGCACTGAATCGGCACGGTTTCGCGGATAGCGATGCCACCGCTGTAAAACAGGGCTACCAGCTTACCAATGACATCAAAATGGCCGAGCAAAAGTTGGGCGAAGGGCGGTTGCTGCACGGCGGGCAGCCGCTGTTGGCATGGAGTATCACCAACGCCAAAGCCGAACTGCGGGGCAATGCGGTGTACATCACCAAACAGGCGGCCGGGGTGGCGAAAATCGACCCGGTGATTGCGTTGTTTTGTGCGGTGAACATCATGCAAGACCCGAAATTGGGCATGGACAGCCCGGGGATTATCACACTATGAGACTTTTTAAATGGTTTTCAGGCAGCCAAAAAACCGAACCGCAGGCGGAGGGCAGTAATCCGTCTCCTGCCTCGGGTATCGTACCCGGCACGCCAGCCTATGCCTGGCTTACCGGTGGCGCGGCCGGCTATGGACGCCCCCTGTCGGAAACGACGGCACTGGCACAGGGCACGGTGTATGCCTGTGTGGGGCTGTTATCCGGGGCTCTGGCCTCCATGCCGCTGCACCTGTACCGCCACACCGCAGACGGCCGCGAACGGGTGCGCAACGATTTATGGCACATCTTAAACGAGCAGATGCAGACCCGCTGGACGGCGGCGATGGGTTGGGAATTTGGTATGCAGTCGCTATTGCTGCACGGCGATGCGTTTTTCCGTATCGACCGCGTAAGTTTATACAGCAACCGCATTGCCGGCCTCACGCCGCTGCACCCGCTGGCGGTGGATATACGCAAGCAGGATGGGCGGCTGCTGTATCTGTACAACGATGACGGGCAGATTCGGGTGTATGACCAAGATGATGTGCTGCACGTTCCCGGCTTGGGTTTTGATGGCAAGCGCGGTATGAGCCAAATCAGCTATGTGCTGCGCCAACCGGTAAACATTGCCAATGATGCAGGCAGTCAGGCCGGCGCGTTTTTGGGCGATGGGATGCGGCCAGATTTGGTACTGCAATCGCCGGCAGGAACGAAACTGTCCAACGAGCAAATCGACCAAGTGCGCCAGCAGTGGCATGCCCGCTACAGCGGCGTTTCCAACAGCGGTGCGCCGGTGGTGCTCACCGGCGGCATGGATTTGAAGCAACTCACCATGACCGCCGTGGATGCGCAGCTGCTGGAAACGCGCAAACTGCAGGCGCACGAAATCGCGCAGATTTTCGGCGTGCCGCCGCACATGATCGGCATGACGGAGAAAACCACTTCGTGGGGTAGCGGGATTGAGCAAATGTCGCTGGGCTTCGTGAAATACACCATGCAGCGGCATTTGGTGAAGTTTGAGCAGGAAATCAACCGCAAGTGCAATGCGCTCAGCGGCCTGTTTTGCGAATTTAACACCAAGGGCATTGAGCGCGGCGACCTGAAGAGCCGCAACGAATCCTACCGCATTGCCTTGGGGCGCGCCGGCGAGCCAGGCTGGATGACGGTAAACGAGGTGCGCCGTGCGGAAAACCTGCCGCCTTTGGAGGGCGGCGATGTGCTTTTTAGAGGAACTCAAGATGAAGCAGAATCTGATGCGGCTGTTGGCGCGTAACCGCGGCCGCGGGCAGTTTGAAATCAAGGCCACCGCCGACGGCAAAGAGGCCACGGTGTATCTCTACGATGCCATCGTGGCCACCGATGAGGAGGCGGAATGGTACGGCGGCGTGTCGGCGCAATCGTTCGTAAAGCAGCTGGCCGGGCTGGACGCCGAAACCATCCACCTGCGCATCAATTCGCCCGGCGGCTCGGTGTTTGCCGGGCGGGCGATGGAAACCTCACTGCGTGAGCATTCGGCCAAGGTGATTGTACATGTGGACGGGCTGGCCGCCTCCGCCGCTTCGTTTGTGGCGCTGGCGGGCGATGAAATTGAGATGGCGCAAGGTGCGTTTTTCATGATTCACAAGGCTTGGACGCTGGCGTGGGGCAACGGCAACGATTTGCGCAAACAGGCAGACCTGCTGGACAAAGTGGACGGCTCGCTGGTGAAAACCTACCACGCACGCACCAGGCTGCCTGAAAGCGAGCTGGCCGAGATGATGGCGGCGGAAACGTGGCTAGATGCCGACGAGGCGGTGGCAAAAGGCTTTGCCGACCGTGTGGCAGAAGGCAGTGCGGCGCAAAACCGCTGGGATTTATCCGCCTACCAAAACGCCCCTTCCGCACCCGTAGCCGACGACCAGCCGCCCCCGGCCACCAAGGGTGAGCCGCCGGCCAAAACCGGACCGCAGCCCGACCGTGCCGCCTTGGCGCGGGCGGCGCAGGTAGCCATTTTGGGCACCGTAGCCGCCTGAAATGTTTTTATCGCAGTAACCACGCCGCAGCTGCGGCACTATTTTTTGAAAAGGAAATGCTAATGTCTCAACATATTCAAGCCCTGCGCGCCAAGCGCGACCAAACCGCCGCCCTGTTGCAAAACTTGGTGGATAAAGACAAAACCCCGGAATGGACTGCCGACCATCAGGCGCAGTATGACAAGGCGATGGCCGACATCGGCCAAATTGATGCCGAAATCAAACGCCACCACGATGCCATGAACGCCATCGGCGCAGGGGTGAGCGATGAAGACCGCAACCGCTTTACCTTGGACAACGGCCGCCAATCCGGCGACAACCAGCCGCTGCGCGCCTACCTGACCGGCGGCTTGCAGGCACTGACGGACGAGCAGCTGCAGGCGCATAACGCACGCCGTTCGCCGGATATTCAGGCGGCCATGTCCACCACCACTGGCAGCGAAGGCGGCTTTACCGTAGCCACTGAATACTACCGCGAATTGACCGAAGCGATGAAACAGACCGGTGGCATCCGCTCAGTGGCACGCATCCTGCAAACCAGCACCGGCGCACAAATGCTGTTTCCCACCGCCGACGCCACCAGCGAGGAAGGCGAGATTGTGGGGCAGAATGAGGCGGTAGCTACTGCTGACACCACTTTCGGCCAAACCAGCATTGATGTGTTCAAATACTCATCCAAAAATATGGCTCTGCCCTTTGAGCTGATTCAGGACAGTATGTTCGACATTGAGGCTTATATTCAGGCGCTGCTGGCACGCCGTATCGGCCGCATCACCGACAAGCATTTCACGGTGGGCACCGGTAGCGGCCAGCCAAAAGGGCTGATTACCGCCGCCACGGTGGGCAAGGCAGGTAAAACCGGCCAAGCCACCAGCATCACTTACGATGATTTGGTGGATTTGGAACATTCGGTTGATCCGGCCTACCGCAACGGCGGTAAAGTGGGCTTTATGATGCATGATGCCACGCTGAAAGAGCTGCGCAAACTTAAAGACAGCGACGGCCGTCCAATTTTCGTGCCCGGCTACGAACAGGGCAACCCCGGCGGCGCACCTGACCGCCTGCTGAACCGCCCGATTTACATCAATCAGGCAATGGATCCGATGAAAGCCAATGCCAAATCAGTGGCTTTTGGCGATTTCTCCACCTACTTCATCCGCGAGGTGATGGATTTGACCCTGTTCCGTATGGCGGATTCCGCTTTCATCACGAAAGGGCAAATCGGCTTTGTCGCCTTCAACCGCCAAGGCGGCAATCTGATCGACGTAGGCGGCGCAGTGAAGCTGTATCAAAACAGCGCTAGCTAAATCGGACAAGGCGGGGCGACCCGCCTTTATTGGATCTTTTTTGGAGAACAAATCATGGCAAAACCAAAAGGAAATGCAGACAAGTCAGCAGAAAACAGTACATCGAACGATGCCGCCGCCACTCTGCCGCCCGGTGACGAAAACAGTCTAGTGGACAACGGTACGGCTCCGACCCCACCGGCAGACGGTGGAGAAAATCCCGCTGCGACAGACGGTACAGAAAATCCACCAGAAAACCCGCCTGTTCCGCCGCCAAGCGAAACACCGCCGCAGGACGGATTGTCCGCCAGCGGTACAGTGCGGGCGCGGGTGATTTGCGCCGGCGCATTCGGCACGGTGGACGAAATCGTGGAAGTATCCGCCGAAGTGGCGGCACAAACGGACGAACTGGATGCCGACCCGGCGGCAGTAGCTTACGCAGAGAGCCTGCAACATGGCCACACTTGATTTGGTGAAAGCCCACTTGCGCATCGACGGCGACGAGCATGATACGCTGCTGAAACACCTGATTGCCTCGGCTACGGCGGAGTGCCGCCGCTTTACCGGCTTAAAAGCCGATGCTGAAGCATGGACTGAGCCGGATATCCAAACCGGCATCTTGCTAGCGGTGCAGGCGGATTTTGACGGCAATCCGGCGCAGCGCACGGTGTATTTGCGGGCGGCGCAGGCATTATGGACGCCGTTTTGCCGCCAGTTTGGGGTGTGAGTGGTATTCAGGCTACCTGAATGGGGTTTAGGTAGCCTGAAATTGGTGTTTTGCGAGGTTGGTTTGCTAAGATGGCAGTATATCTAACTGAGGAGAGACCATGAAGACGGCTGTATTGTTGAGTGTAGTTCTAACCTTATTGACGATAGCAGCACAAGGTGAGACGCGGAATGCGGCATTTGACCGGCATGATAGAACCTGCCGCCGAGATGCCAATTTTGCCAAAATGCTGATGTGGCAAAAGCAGCATGGGTGGTCGTTTACCGATTCCTTGGATTGGATAGATGAACAATTAAAAAACGATCCTGAATTGCTTATGGCAAATGACCCAAATATTACCGCCATGAATAAACAGATTTTGAATATTACCGCCCGTGAAGCTTATTCGGCTAATCTGGAAATATTTGAACACGAAAAACAACGCGTTGTTACTGACTTTGAATTATACACATACCGGCATTGTATGGACTTGTTAGAACAGTAAGTATCAGCAACAGTTAATTTTAGGCTACCTGAATTTCAGGTGGCCTTTTTGTTGGAGGCAGGAAATGCGGGCAGGTGAGCTGAATACGCGGGTGACGGTGCAGCGCAAGGTGAAAACGGCCGATACAAGCGGCGCCACGGTGTGGGATTGGCAGGATGTGCGGCAGCTGTGGGCCAACGTGCGCCATGTTTCCGGACTGGCCAAATTGAAGGCGGATCAGGAAATCAGCGTGGTGCGCGCCAGCGTGCGTATCCGTTTCCGGCGCGATATTGATCACACAATGCGGCTGAAGCTGCCGAACGGGGCGATATACGACATCAAAGCTGTGCTGCCGGACGAGGAAAAACGGCGCTTTGTGGATTTGGTGTGTGAGAAGGCGGAATAAATGCTGGAATTGGATGTGGACTTATCGGCAGCACTGGGGCAGCTGGACGGCATCGCGGAGCGAGTGGGACAGGAGTTGCGCCCGGCTACACTGGCCGGTGCGATGCTGGTGCGGCGCGAAGCGGAGGAGCGGGCGCCAAGGAGTGAGGCGGCGCACTGGTTTTACAGCCGGCGGCACAAAGACGGCTCGCCGGGGCGCAAATACCTGTTTGAGCCGGGCAGCCTGAAAAAGGCCATCTATATCCGGCACATCGACGAAAACAGCCTGAACGGGCAGAGAGAGGAATACAAAATCGGCTGGCGTAAAAACCCGTCGAATAAAGGCTATGTGCCCTATGCGCACATGGTGGAATACGGCACGGTGCGCACGCCGGCCCAGCCGTTTCTGCGCCCGGCGTTTGATGCCATGCGCAAGCAGGCGGAACAGCTGATTATCGAACGCATTAAGGAGGCGGTTCGTGGAAAAGACCATTATTGATGCCATCCGCTCGCCGCTGCCGATGGTAGAGGTGTATCACGATTTTGCTCCGGATAACGCAGGCAATCCATTGGTGATACTGCAGCGGGTGGGCGGCGCCGGCAATCTGTTTATGGACAACAGAACACCAGGCGGCTACCAAATCCGTCTACAGGTGACGGTGTGGGCACAGACGCGGCTGGAAGCAGTGTCGCTGTCGCTGCGCATCGAGCAGGCGCTTGCCGCCCTGCCGGGCGTGGCACCGATTGGTGCGGCGCAGGCGGATTACGATACGGAAACCGGACTGCGCGGGATGCGGCAGGATTTTTATGTAATGGGGTAGCGGCGCGAAGCCGCTTTTTGTTTGGCCGTCTGCGCCCGCAGGCGGCTTTTTTGTGCCCGTTGGGGCATTTTTTATGGAGTAGTGAATTATGGCTATGAATTTGCCGAACGGTTCGACCGTATTTATCGCAACCGAAATGGAAGCGGAAAAATCCTTTACCGGCGCCAGCAATGCGGACGAATGCGTGCTGACTTCCCCAGCACACGGCCTGCAAAACGGCGATTACATCTTAGTGACCAGCGGCTGGGGCGATTTGAACGGCTGCGTATTCAAAGTGGGCGGCGTGGACACCGACAGCGTGAAGCTGATCGGCATCGACACTACCGATTTAAACCGCTTTCCGGCGGGCAGCGGTGGCGGCACGTTGAGCAAGATTAAAACCTGGCAGCAGCTGCTGCAGATTTTGGAATATTCCACCTCCGGCGGCGAGCAGCAGTATTACGACTATGCCTTTATGGAGGATGGGATTTCGCGCCAGCTGCCGACCACGGTATCGGCTACGCAGATCAATATCGCCCTTGGCGACGACCCGACCCTGCCCGGCTACCAGGCTGCAGTGAAAGCGAGCCGTGCGGGCAAACAGGTGCCGCTGCGCCTGAACCTGAAAAACGGCAGCGTGGTGGTGTACAACGGCTATCTCTCGGTAAACGAGACGCCGACTACCACCATGAACGAGGGCATGAAGATTCAGGCTTCCTACGCCATGAACGGCCGCCCCAACCGCTATCTCGGCTAAGGAGGGCTGAAACATGGCAAGCAAACTGAAACTGCAACCGCATCCGACTTTTAAATGCAAGGTGGATATTCCGGTGCCGGGTGCTGGAGTGGTGGAAGCGGTATTTGAGTTCAAACATAAGGGGTTGAACGAATTAGAACGGTTTTGGGCGGACAACGTGGACAACCCAGACCCTAAAGTAGCGGAAGCCTTGGTGGTTGGCTGGGAATTGGAAGATGAATTCACGACTGACAACTTACGCACGCTGCTGGATAACTATCCCGGCGCGGCACGCGCGCTGATTTCTGCCTACAGCGAAGAGCTGATTACCGCCCGCCGGGGAAACTGATTGCCGCCGCCCGCGCCCTGTATCGGCCGGAAGCCTCCGAAACGGAAATGGCGGCTTTCGGCCTCACGCCGGAGGATTTTGGAGAAGAGGATGCGGTGCAGGTATGGCCGGATTGTTGGGCGGCGGTTCAGCTGTTTGCGGCGGTATCCACCCAATGGCGGGTGAGTATGGCCGGGGCTTACGGACTGGACTACGGCGCACTGTTCGACGTGATGCGCTCGTGGGGCATCCGCAAGAAAAAACGGGCGGAAATGCTGCACGATATTAGGGTGATGGAGCAGGCGGTATTGGATATGTGGCAGGAGGGTAAAAATGGCTGATTCAGTAGTAACCATCGGCGCGGAAGTGTCCGGTCTGAAGTCCGGGGTGGAAGAGGCTAAGGTATCGTTGCGCTCGCTGGCAGATACGGCAGAAAAAGCCGGCCGCCGTGGTGCGGACGGTTTGGGCGCAGTGGGGGTTGGTGCGGCCGATGCGGCTAAAGAGGTAGAGCGCGCCAACAAACGCCGCGAACGCTCCTACACTTCGCTGGAAAACGCCATCAAACGCGATATTGCTGCCATGCAGGCGGGTGGCAAGGCCAGCCGTGCTTACTACGAGACTTTGGCGGGGCAGCGCGGTTTGGATAAAGCCCGGCTGACGCCGCTGCTGCATGATTTGGAGCGGGCGCGCGAACTGCATTTAGCCAATATCGCGGCCGCCCGCCGGCACAGGCAGATGGTGGGCAATATCACGCTCGGGCAATACAACAACGCCCTGCGGCAGGTGCCGGCCCAGTTTACCGACGTTGTGACCCAGTTAGCGGGCGGGCAAAACCCGCTGCTGATTGCGTTGCAGCAAGGCGGACAACTGCGCGACAGCTTCGGCGGCTTCGGCACGATGTTTCGCGGGCTGGCCGCTTCGGTATCGGTAGGAAAGCTGGCGGTATTGGGCTTCGGCGGCGCAGTGGCCGGGCTGACCTATGCCATGCGCGCGGGCAGTGAGGAAGGGCGCGAATACCAAAAGGCGGTGATTTTTTCCGGCGACAGTGCCGGGCTGACCGCCGGGCAATTGGCTGATTTGGCCTTAGCCGTAGGCAAGGTAAGCGGGCGCTATAGTGAGGCGCGCGCGGCGGTGGTGCAGTTTGTGACCGGCGGGCGGGTGGCGGCGGATGATTTCGCGCAGTTTACCCAATCGGTGGTGTTGCAATCGCAAGCCACCGGCAAATCGGTGGAGGATTTGGCGGCTAAGTACGTGGAAATTGCCAACGACCCGCTCAAAGCGGTGCTGCAGCTGTCGCGCACTTACCAAAGCATGACGGCCGATGTGTATGCCCAGGTGAAAGCCTTGCAAGACCAAGGGCGCGAGCAAGATGCCATCCGGTTGGTGCAGGGTAAATATGCTACTGAATCAGAGGATATGTCACGCCGGGTGGTGCAAAACCTCGGCGCGATTGAAAAGGCGTGGCTGGGGATTAAGAACGCTGCCTCCGGCGCTTGGGAGGAAATGAAAAGCATCGGCCGCGAAAAATCGCTGCAAGAGCAGATTGACGTGGTAAACCAACGCATCCGGATGCGGGAAGAAGAACGGGATAACCACCCCGGCCGTTTTTCTGCCTACGATGCCAAGCAGCTTGAGACAGACAAGCTGACCCGCGATCGTTTAACTCGGGAGCGGAATTTTGAGGCGGCACAAGCCAAACAGCGGCAGGAAGAAGCGCAGAAACGCCGCCGCAGTGTGGAGATTTTAGATGAAACCAACCGTGCATACGAACGCAACCTGACCGCACGCGAAGAAGAAACAAGTGAAATCAACAGACTAAGAGGAAATCTAGCTGAATTTAAAGCTGACCGCCGTAATTCGCCGGCGCAGGTGCGACAGATGGAGCAGCAGACGGCGCGCCTGATTGCCGCCGCCCAACAGAAACGTGCGCAGGCAGAACAGCGCGAGCAGCGGCGCAGCCGGCCGCGTGGCGAGCGCAACCAGTTTGCCACTACGGCGCAGGGGTTGCGGCTGAAACCATCGGCCATCGGCACGGTGAACGGGCAGGCGCGCTATGTGGCGCCGGGCACGTTTGCCGCCGCGCAGGCGATGCAGCAGCTGCTCGGCAACAAATTGGTGCATTTCTCGGCTTTTAACGACGATTACCACCATTCCGAAGCCTATTTCCGGCGCAAGGGCAACCGCAGCTCCGGCACGCACGGGGCGGGCTTGGCTTTTGATTTCTCCATCCGCGACCCGCGCAAATCGGAGGAAGTGGAACGGCAAATCCGGGCGTATTTCCGCGAGCTTGGTTTGTCGGAAAAAGATTTCACGCTGATCAACGAATACAAGCGGCCGAGTGCGGGGGCGAACGGCGGGCATTTCCATTTGAACTGGAATAATGCCCGTATTGCCGCGCAATTTGCCGGCGGGTTGGACGGCCGCGCCAAGGCGTTTGCTCACGGCGGGCTGTTTGCCGAGGCGGAAAAGGCCGCCACTCCCTACGAACGGATGCTGGCCCGGCTGACACAGCAGACGGAAAAGGCCAACCTGCAGGCGCGGTTATGGTCGGAAAACCTGGGCAAATCGTTCAGCCACCAGCTGGAATTGCTCGCCAGCCCGGAATATCAGCAATTCAGCGCCACCGAGAAGGAAACGCTGCTGGCTTTGGCGCAAAAGGCCGATGCGCAGGAGCGGGTGAACAGCGTGACCGAGAGATATAACACGCTGATTCAAACGCTGGCACTGGAAACCAATAAAGGTTTTGAAGATAAGGCGTTTGAATTGTCGCTTACCGGCAAAACTGCCGATGAAATCGACCGGTTACGGTTGGCACGGGAATACGACCTGAAAGTTCAGCAGGCAATCGCCGACGGCGCCAGCCCGGAAATTGTGGACGGGCTGCGCCAGCAGAAAGATGCGGCGGAAGCGGCACGCAAGGAGTTTCAGCAGCTGCGCCGGGCGCAGAGTGACGACTGGATGGCCGGCATCAATGACGGCTTCGTGCGCTATGCGGATTCCTTTAAAGGGATGCGTGAGGAAATGGCGGACGGGGTAACCGATTCGCTGGGCAGGATGTCGGATGCGCTGGGAACCTTTGTGGCTACCGGCAAGCTGGATTTCCGCGATTTCACGGTGTCGGTGCTGCAGGATTTATCCAAAATGCTGATTAAGATGGCGATTCTAAATGCCATGAAATCGGCATTTGGCAGCTATGCCGACGGCGGGGTGGTGAAAGACCTTAAGGGCGGTTTGAAAAGCTTGGCGGTTGGCGGCTACACCGGCGCCGGCGGCAAGTACGAACCGGCCGGCATCGTGCATCGCGGCGAGGTGGTGTTTTCGCAGGCTGATGTGCGCCGTTTCGGCGGGGTGCATAGGGTGGAGGCGGCGCGCTTGCGCGGCTATGCCGACGGCGGCGTGGTGGGGATGACACCGGCGCTGGCGGCGGCAGTGTCCGGCGGCGGTCAGCAAAACAATATGCAGGTGAGCATTGTGATCAACCAAGACGGCAGCAGCGAAGCAGGCAGCCAAGGCAACAGCGAAATGGCTAAGGCATTGGCGGTGGCGCTGCCGGGCATGATTGAACAATGGTATATGGATAACGTGGCCCGTGTGGGCGGCCGTTATCACCGGAGTAATTAAGATGGCGATTGAAACATTCGGCTGGCCGGTGGAAGCCAAGCTCACGGCGGAGCATAAATTTGCCGTTCGCACGGTGAAATTTGGCGAAGGCTACGAGCAGCGGCAGGCACTTTCGCTGCGGCCAAAGCTGCAAACTTGGGAAGTAACCTTGGGCGGGCTGCCGGAAACGCTCTCGCAAGTGCGGGCGTTTTTGGATGCCCATACCGGGGTGCGGGTGTTTTATTGGACGCCGCCGGGGCGGGATAAGCTGCTGGTTAAGGTGGCGGCATACCGCGAAGAGCACCACGGCGGCCGGGTGTGGCAGTTGTCGTGGCGGTTTGAAGAGGTGCTCGCATGAATCCGCGCATGAAGCAGTTGTCGATTCCGATGCTGCGGGCGCTTTCGGCGGCCGAGCAGGGGGTGTTGGTGGATTTGTGGGAGCTGGATTTGCGGCCGTTGGGCGGCGAAATCCTGCGCTACTGCAATTTGTTGAACGAGCTCTCGCAGCCGGTAGTATGGAAGGGGCAGACTTATCAGGGTTTGCCGATTCAGGCCGACGGCTTTGAATCGAGCGGACAAGGGGCGGGCAACCGGCCCAAGGTTACGCTGGCCAACGTGTACGGCACGGTTACCGGCTTATCCGAGCAGTTCGGCCAGCTTATCGGCGCAGAAGTGTGGAGGAGGCAAACTTATGCCCGCTTTTTGGATGCTGCCAACTTCGCGCTGGGCAACTCGCAGGCCGACCCGGCGCAGGAAATTGTGAGCAAATATCTGGTAGAGCGGATGGTATCGCTTACCGCCGATTCGGCACAGTTCGAGCTGGCGGCACCATCGGAAGCAGATGGGGCAGTGATTCCGGCACGGCTGATGCTGCACGATTACTGCCCGTTTGATTATCGCGGCGAAGCTTGCGGCTATCGGGGCAAACCGGTAGCCGACCGCTTCGATATACCCACCGCCGATCCGGAAAAAGACGAATGCAGCCGCAAGCTGCAGGGCTGCAAGGCACGCTTCGGCGAGACTGCCGCCCTGCCCTTCGGCGGCTGGGTGGGGGTGGATAAAACTTTGAGCTCCTCTTGAGGCTACCTGAAATGTTGAAACTGACAAAATCCGTACAGGCGGCAATTCTGGCGCACGCCGCCAAGGAAGCGCCGCAAGAATGCTGCGGTCTGATTGTGCAGGCGGCCGGGAAACAGTTGTATCGGCCATGCGGCAACGCGGCGGCCGACCCGTCGGCACGCTTTAAAATCGCGCCGTTGGATTTGATCGAAGTGTCGGAGCAGGGCGAAGTGTGCGCCATCGTGCATTCGCACCCGCAGGGCGAACCGTGGCTGTCCGGCGCCGACCGGCAAATGCAGGCAGCCAACGGCCTGCCTTGGGTACTCGCTGTTTCAGGCAGCCTGAAAGTGTTCGAGCCTGTATCGCATTTGCGCGGGCGGGTGTTTGAATATGGGCGCTTTGACTGCTACAGCCTGCTGGCGGATGCCTACCATCTGGCGGGGATTGACTTGCCGGCGGTGCAGCGTGGCGACATCGACGATGATGCGTCGCAGGGGCGTTTCTTGGCGCTGGCTGGCGCAGCAGGTTTTGCGCGGGTGCACGAACTACAACCAGGTGATGTGGTATTAACCGAATTCGACGGGCGGGCTTCGCATGTGCTGCTGTATTTGGGCAACGGCGAAATGCTGCACCACGCTTTCGGCCAATTAAGCCGCCGTGATGGTTATGGGCCTTATTGGCAACGGCATACGCACAGTATTTGGCGGCACCAACAATGGCAGCCTGAAATGCTGCAGGCGGTGCTGAATGATTTGGAACACGCATCATGATTACAGTTTGCTTGCACGGCGGCCTGCGCGAATACGGCCGCCGTTTTGATTTGCACGCCGCCAGCCCGGCGGAGGCGCTGCGAGCGTTGCTCACCCAGTTGCCCGGCTTTCGGGAGATTTTAGGCAGCGGCTTTTATCAGGTGCGCTTTAACCGCCACGATTTCGCCGAGGCTGAATTGCCGGACGGTTTTCAGGCTGCCGGCAGCGGTGTTTTGCACATCGTGCCGCGCATTCAGGGCGCGGGCAAGGCGGGGCAGATTATCGCCGGCGTGGTATTGATTGCGTTCGCTTGGTGGAATCCGTTTGGCTGGGCGGCGGCTGGGGCATTGATGAGCGCTGGTATTGGTTTGGTAGCGGGTGGGATTGCGCAGATGTTGGCGCGGCCGCCGAAGCTGGACAACGAGCAGCGTGGGCAGAAGGCTGGGCGCAATACGGCGTTTTCCAATCTGGACAACACAGCGGCGCAGGGCCAGTCGGTGCCGTTGGCTTACGGCAAAGTTTATTGCGGTAGCCGTGTGGCATCGCAAGGGGTGGTGTCGCGCAGGGTGGATACCGACGGTGACCCGGTGTTGCAAAACCCAACGGCGGCCGACGTTACCCTGCGGCTGGTAAAAACCCCGATTACTGGGCAGGCTGCGAAAGCGCCGAACGGGCAGTATTACAACACGGATTTTAATGACGATTCTGTGCGGGCGCGCAATTACACGGCGGCGCTGCAGCAGAATTAGGAGTAAACAATGGGTGGGCAGAAAAGCGGTGGTGGTGCACGCACGCCGTATGAAGCGCCGAACAGGCTATCTTCAGCGCAGATGCTGCGCATTGTGGATGTGATCAGCGAGGGGGTGGTGTCCGGTTTTGCTAACGGCAATGATGCACCGTTTAAAAGCGTGTTTTTCAACGATACACCGGTGCAAAACCCGGACGGCAGCTATAACTTCAAAGGGGTAACTGCCGTATTCCAGCGCGGCACACCCGACCAAAGCTATATTCCGGGCTGGGAAAGCGTGGAGCGCACGGTGTTAGTGTCCAACCCGGTAAAAAACCACCGCCCGGTTATCCGCACCGTGTCCGACAGCGGCCCAACCCGGCTGCGGGTAACGGTGGGTGTAGAGCGTAATGCGGCGATACAGGATAACGGTGATACGCTGCCGGCGAACACGGCATTGATTATCCAGCTGGTGAATGATGACGGCGTGCAGCAGCAGCGTCATGTGAACTTTACCGAGAAGGGCAGCGGCGCGTTTTACCATGACGAAGTGTTCGAGCAGCTGCCGAAAGCGCCGTTTTCGATCAAGGTTTCGCGCCCTACGCCGGACAGCAGCAGCGACAAAATCCAAAACAGCACCTTTTTTGCCAGTTATGTGGAAATTACGGATGCCAAACTGTGCTACCCGTTTACCGCGCTGGCGGCGTTGAGTATTGATTCTGACCAGTTCGGCGGGCAGAACCCCCGCCGCAACTATCTGATTCGCGGCATCGAGGTGCAAGTGCCGAGCAATTACGACCCGGAAAACCGCACCTACAGTGGGCTGTGGGATGGCAGTTTTAAAACTGCATGGACGAATAATCCGGCTTGGGTGTTTTACGATTTGGTACGCCAGGAGCGCTACTCCACGCTGGCATTGCGCCTATCCCCGGAAGACATCGACAAATGGAGCCTGTATCAGGTAGCCCGCTATTGCGACGAGATGGTGCCGGATGGTTTCGGCGGGCGTGAGCCGCGCTTTACCTGCAATGCCTACCTGACCGACCGTCGGCAGGCGGGCGAGCTGCTCACTGAATTGGCGAGTGCGTTTTGCGGCATGCCGCTGTGGAACGGCAACCAGCTGTCGGTGTTGCTGGATCAGGGCGGCGACCCGGTGGCGCAGTATGACAACAGCAATGTGGTGGACGGGCAGTTTGCCTACAACGGGGTGGCGCTGAAATCTACCTATACCGCCGTATTGGTGCGTTTTGCCGACAAATATGATAGCTACCGCAGCAAGACCGAGTATGTGGCTGATGCCGAAGCCGTCAAACGCTATGGGTTGAATATCCAGTCGGTAACCGCTTTCGGCTGCACTACACGCGGACAAGCGGTGCGCTACGGGCAATGGATACTGCAAACCGGGCTTCGTCAGCAAGATGCAGTGTCGTTTACCGTGGGGAGCGAAGGGTTGAAACACCTGCCCTACGATATTATCCAAATAGCGGATAACAATTTTGCCGGCGCACAGCTGGGTGGGCGGGTGTTGGCGGTGAACGGCCGGATTGTAACCATTGACCGTTCCATCAACGACAGCCTGACTGGCTGGCGGCTGCAATACATCGCCCTCGAACAGAATGCGCAAGGCGAAACGGTGCCGAAACAGTACAGCATCAAGGTGGCATCACAGCCGCAGCCTAATCAGTTGCTGTTGGATGGCGACCCATCGGGGTTGGCTTATGGTGACCATTGGGCGTTGTCCGGCAAGGTGGTACCGCGCCAGTATCGGGCGGTAAGCATTAAAGAAAACACCGATGACGGCACTTATACCATTACTGCATTGCGCCATGACCCGGCCAAATATGCGGCGGTAGACAACAGTGCGCTGTTTAAGGCTGGAGCCACCACCAACTATGGACGCCAGCCGCAGCTCGGCAATAGTAACTTGTCCACCAATGGGCGGGATTTAACCCTAAGCTGGGAGAATTTGAGCGCCGATGGTCAAGTGGCGAGCTACGACATCAAAATTTTTAAAGACGGCCGCTTGTGGCGGCATATCCCAGATGCGCCCAGTGCCGAAATCAGCCTGCAAGGGCTTCCCAACGGCGATTACCGCGCTGAAATCCGGGGGCGCACCGCCCGTGGTGTGTTGTCTAAGCCGCTGGAAAAAGCTTGGAGCCTGAACTACACCATTACCGGGGTGCGACCCACGCCCAAGCTGTTTGCCATCGGCCTGAATTGGACGCTGCCCAGCCCGCTATTGGCGGAAGCACACACCGAAATCCGCTACGGCAAAAGCAACAACTTTAATCAGGCGATGCCGTTGGCGAAACTGCCGGCACCGCAAACCGACTACCAGCTCACCAACGTGAAAACCGGCGAGCATTGGTATTTCTGGCTACGACTGGTGGATAGTGCCGGGCTGGCCGGAGAATGGACGGCACCGGTGGATGGGGTGTGCAGCGATGATCCCTCCCTATTGCTCGAGCAGTTGAAGGGCAAGCTGAGCAAGGAACAGTTTGCACCGGGGGCTGGTGAAGACTTGATTAATCTGATCGGCAATTTGGCTGGTGATAACCAAGGCATGGCCGGCAACACCGGCAAGCAAGCCGGCAAGTGGGATTTTTACAGCCAAATGAACGAGGCGGATTACGTTTTATCAAAACGTATCAATGCTGTGCGTTCGCAGTTCGGCGACAAAATCGCCACGGTGGCCGAGGAAATGAAAGCCCTCACCACGCAAACTGAAGCGCAGGCACGGAAAGTGCAGGCGGTGGAAAGCGAAGTAGCCGGGGCCAAGGCATCGGTAACACAAGTGGCGCAATCGTTTGCCGATTTGAACGGTAAATTGCGTGCCGCCTACACTCTGAAGGTGAGCACTGATACCGCCACCGGCACTAAAGTGGTGGGCGGGATTTCGCTGCTGGCCGACGGCACGAGCGGGCAATCTGAAGTGGTGATTCAAGCCGACAAGCTGATGCTGTGGAACAACAAGAAGCTGCCGATGTTTACCGTAACCGGTGATAAAACCTACTTCAACGGGGACTTGATTGCTGACGGCTCGATTTTGGGACGGCACATCAAAGCCAACCAAACGATTGAAGCGCCGGATATCCGGGGTGGCACGTTGAATATGGCCGGCGGCCGCTTTATCGTGACCGCCGAACACGGTGCGCAACTGCGCTCCGACCCGAACGGGAAGGTGGGAACACAACTGGACTATCGCGGCCTGATCGTACGTAACGAGAAAGGCCATGTGATGGTGCGGCTGGGCAAACTGACCGGCTGGGATGATTGATGGGAGAAAATGATGGCGGCCGAATACGGCATCCAGATGTATGACAACGACGGCAAGGTGCTGGATACCAATCTGGATTCGGCGCTGATGGTGGAAGGGGTGTTTATCCTCGGTAATGACCCAATCGGGCGGCTGGCCTTGGACATCCTGTTTCCCTTGCGTGAAAAATTCAAAGGCATCTTCATCATGCCGGTGTTCCATTCATTCTGCATCAATAGTGGCACGGAACACGCCTCGACGGTGTATTTCGATCAGTGGTCTTTGTGCTGGAACATCAGCTACGATGCACGGAGCGGGGTAAACAGTAATGTGGCCCACTACGGTGGAGCCTTTGCCGGGAGACAGTTTTTATATGGCTACGTCAACTGATTACGGGCTGGCAGTGTACAACGGACAGGGCGTGAACGTGTTGGCGAAAAATCTATTCTGCCCTAAGCTGATCGGCAGCATGACCCTGCGCCTGCGCGACCTGAATCAACCGGGGCAGTTGTCGGTGGTGGCCGCTGACGGCAGCGAACTGCCGCTCAATGACGGCAGTCGCAACCGTCCACTGAAAAAACTGATGGAGCGCGGCTTGACTCAAGGCGGTGAAATACATTCTGCCGGTATGCTGCGCACCCGCGGCGGCATGATTCGCACTGCCTGCACTGTGCGTTTCGAGTTCTCGCTGTACGGCGGCGAACGGGACAGCGAGCCCTTGCTGCCGGCGGTGATTCACGGCTGGGGCAGTGGCTACGATGCGGACAAATGGGAAAAGGCCAGACGCCTAGTACACTCAGTGCTTTCCGGGCAGGATTGGCAATTGGCCAAGTTGCTGAACAAACTGCGCTACGGTGGCGGTACGGCGGCCGACTACCCAAAATATCGGCTGGATTGGACACGCAGCCAAGGCTTGGGGCAGGGTTTGTTTACCGGCCTGCCGGTAACCATGACCTTCCGCAGCCGCGCCCTGGGCGCAACCGACAGCCCGCAGACGGAGTTGGACGGCTTCGGCTTGGTTTCTTGCTGCGGCGGGCGGCTGTATGTGGAGATGTCGTCGAATACGGAAATCACGGTGCATTTTTACGAATTAGCCGGCATCCCGTGGGAATACTTTGCACAATGCTCGACTGTAGCCGAGCCAACATCCTACGGTTTGGTAGTGTACCGCTACGAACCGGCACCGATGAAGTTTGTGATGACAGTGGGCGATACTGGCGATATGTTCGGTATGGCGCAGCAACCATCGCCGTTTGAGATGGGCTACATCGACCGTGGTAGTTATGTGTTTGCCACCGATACACCACTGCCTCTGGACGAGTTGGCGCAAAGGATCGGACAGGAAAACACAGCGGTCAAGCGCCAGATGTCGCAACTGTTCGAGGGCGACCCGGATAAGCCATTACGATACGAGGTGTTGAATAACGCCCGCCCTTACCTACGCCTACTGTCCAATACGGCGGCTATCCGCAAGGGGCAGGCCATCACGGTGCGTAACGACACCCGCCCCAACCAAGGGGCTATCTACACTGTCAAGGGCGGGCACGACTACAGCAAGGTATGCAATATGTTGGTGCACGGCGCGGCAGGATTGTTCAAATTGCCTGGCGGCGGGTTACTCAACGCGGTGGGTGGTACGATGGCACACAGCGCCTTCGAGCGTTCAATGTCCAATCGTCCGCTGTATGTTCACGGGCCGAACGTGCCGGACGACTACAAAGGCGCACCGTGGAATCCGACCGTGCCACTCCGAATGTCAGACGTATATAAACGGGCGAATTTGGACTACTACGCGCCGCAGCATAAACCATCTTGGGACGAGTTGATGGGCAACCCCAGCGTACTGGATAAATTCAACAACTTTTTGACGAACAGCACCTGGAGCCTGCAACGGGCATTCAACCTCCTGTTTAAGCTCAATCCGGTGGTGGCTTATGAAGAAAATGCCAACTACTCGCCGGAAGAGGCGGCTAAACGGCGGCGGGATCTCCGGGTCTTGCAGAACCGCTACAATGAAGCAGAGGCACAACGCGAGTTTGAGACTTGGGGCGGCTGGGATGTGGAGGCGCAGAAAGAGATTCAGGCTGCCGCTGCCGCACAGAAAGGGTTGCTGGATTTAATCGACTTGGTTCTGAACTCAACCGAAGAGAACCGCTCGGATCAAGCGCCGTTTTGGGGCGGGCAAGGCTTCCGCCACAGCGACGACAAGTTGGAGGTGTACAAGTATATTTCGCTCAAATCCGATGGCAAGGCATACCAACCGCCGGAGTATGTCCCGGAAAACTGGATTCTGTGCCGGTTGCCGGTATAACGGCTTTCATTACCAAGACCCTGATGAGTCTTTTTTATTGGAGATAATATGGAGCAAATCAATTTGGGCAGCCTGCCAAACGGCGTCGGCGGCGACAGTATCCGCGTCGGATTTCAGAAGTGCAACGACAATTTTACCGAACTGGCAGGAAAGGTCGGCAGTGGATCAGATGAAGAGCTAAAGCAGATTAAAAAGGCTGCAGCTGAACTGACGGAACGGGTGGCAAAGCTGGAAAAAGCCGGTGGGAACGCCGCGCCATCCGGTGAACTGGCCGAACTGAAAAAGCAGTTGCAACAACTGCAAACCAAGCTAACTGAGGCGGAAAAAGTAGCCACTGCCGCCGCTGGTAAGGCTGACAGCGCTAGCCAGGCTGCCACGAATGCAGATAGAACAGCACAAACGGCCAGCCAAGCCGCGCAGACTGCTGGCAATACTGCCGCTGCCGCCAAACTCTCCACTGAAACCCTGGAGAGGGAGGTGGCAGAACTGAAAAAGCTGCTAGCCAAAACCGGTACCGGTGATGGTCTATTTGTCGGCAAGATTGAACTGCTGTCCACTACCGCTGACGCTATGCCGGCAAAGTGGTACCTAGCCACCGGAGATAAATACCCGGAAAACTCACCCCAAGGGAAGGCTTTGAAATCATTACCCGAGCCCTACAAACGGGCGTTTAAGATTGAGTTGAAGAACGGGCAGATCAACACGCCAAATCTGTTCCATACCGACGGGCGTGGCTACTTTTTACGCCCATCTAAAACTCTGGGTGAAGTTCAGTCAGATGCTCTGGCGAAGCACTACCACGTTACCGGCTTAGGAGCGACGGATAATGATGATATTTGGCTGCCCCGCGACCCGTCGCTTGGGAATAAAGGCATTCCGACCGGCAATCCCATGTACGTCACGTGCGGGATGGTGAACCAAGTCAACACCCCGCCCAAGGTGGCCAGCGCGGATTGGACGGAAAACCATACCGGGCTGGCCACCACCATCACGATGGACACGCCGAAACAAAACCCTGGGGCGAACGGCGAAAACCGCCCGCTCAATATCGGCTTCACGCCGGCCATCTACCTGGGAGTGTAACCATGCAGAACTTCTACTTTGACGACACCCACCCGCTGCACCCCTATACCTACAGCGCCCCGGCCAACCCGGACAGCCTGCCGCCGGACAATGCGCTGCGTATCGGGCCGCAGGCGAAACACGGCTTTTGGCCTTGCGAGACGGACGGCAGATGGCAATACCTGCCCGACCACCGGGGCAAGACCGCCTACCGGACCGGTGACGGCGCGGCGGTAGTGGTGGAACAGATAGGCGAGCTGCCCGACGGACTGACCTTCACCCCGCGGGAGAACGGGCATCAAACGTGGGATGTTAAAGCCAAGGCGTGGGTGCTGACCGAAGAGGCCGCCTCCCGGCTTTTAGCCGAAGCCGTGGAGCGCGGTATGGAGTCCATCGATAACGCGGTGGAACAGGCCTACCGCCACATTACCCGCTTTGAAGCCGAATACCGGCTGCGCGAACGGCAGGCGCGCGACTACAAGGCCGGCGGCTGCAAAGGGGAAGCGCCGTTACAGGTGGCCGCCTTTGCCAAACCCGCCGGCAAGACGGCATGCGAAGCGGCCGACATCATCATCGCCCAAGCCGATGCCTTACGGGCGGCGACGGACAAGCTGGGGATGCTGCGGATGCGCAAGCTCGAACTCAAAGGCTTGAAGAGCGCTGCCGAGGCGGAGGAGCGCACCGCCGAAATCTTGGCCGAAATCCGGCCGGTTGCCGGCCAATTGCAAGGGGCGGACCAATGAGCTGCCCGGCACTTTACCGGCCGGCACTTTAATCGATTGGTTGGTTGGAGGAGGCAATGACGGGTTTCCCGCGAAAAACCTTATACGGACGGTTAAGGCACGGTCTGGGCACTGCGGGCGGCACCGCCTGAAAACGGAGGATGAAATGTCCGAACAGGATAAATACCAAATCATTGCCGACTTTTTACGGCAGGTCGGCTTCCGGCGCGGCGTACTGCTGTTTCTCGCCGGCATCCCGGCACTGGTGTTGTGGAAAACCGACCCCATCGCGCTGGTCGACCGTTTCAGCCGGGCCAATGCGGAAACGGCAATCGAAGGGGTGCACAAAGAAGGGTCGGCCGCGCCCTACCTGCAGTCCCCGCACGGCTTTGTGGAAAACAAAGAAGCCGAAAGCGCGGCGGACGGCGTGGCGATGGCGGATCTGCAGGCCGTTTTGGGCTACAAATTCGTACCGAGCAGCAACCCCTACGAATATCAGGGGCGGCTGTTGGTATTTGCCAAAACCAAGCAGGACGAACAGCGCATGGTGTCGGAAATCGGGCTGTCGTGGCTGCCGATTTTAAGCGGCAAGTCCACGGTGGAGAGAATCCTGGCCGGGCAGAGTGGCGTGTCGGTGTGGCAGCCGGAGAAGCAGGGCTTTTACTTTGCCGACGGCACGGCGGACGAAACGCCGAGCCTGAATACCGACCTGCTGGCACACGGCTACGGCGTGCGGCGGGTATACCGCTACCCCGTTAAAAAAGGCGGGCGCGTGGCAGGCTATCTGGCCGTGTATGCGGAAAAGGAATTGGACGCGGCAACGCGCGCGCAGTTGGAAACCGCCGCCGCGAGATTGGGAGCGTAT